TCACGACCAACTACGTCAGCCGCTTTATAAATATCTCCAGCTAAATTTGATAAAACATTTGCCATTTTGATTGCCTTCTATAATAAAAAAATAATTTAGACGGCAATCAATACAGGATTAAACTATTCTGTAACCTTGCCGCCATTCTTTGCAAAACTAGCGCGTTCTGGGTGTGACATTGCGTCAAACTGCGAACGGTTTACAACTTGTTGTCCAGTGCTATTACTTCCACCACTTGCGCCACCGCCATTGTTTTGAGGTGCTGCAATATAATGTTTGCCGTCATCACTGGTTGCCCATTCTGTTACAAATGCGCTTAAATCTTTATCACCTATTACTGCTTTGCGTGTGTCGCCATCAATAGCGATTTTCGCCTGTGATGATAACATAGCTTTCACCGCAGGTAAAAAAGGAGTAGCTACACCAGCCTTAACTAATGCGTCAGTCAAGCCATTGTCTAAAAGTAATTTAGACGTGAAACCACTTTCTGAATCTAGCGCGGCTTTCGTTTGCTCAAACGCTTTTTGTTGTTCTTTAATTGTTTTTTGTGACACAGTTAGCTGATTTTCTAACCCGTCAATTTTCTCTTGTAGTTTATCCAGTTCCGCTGGATCTATTTGTTTTCCTTTTCGTGCCTCTTTTAGCTCTGCTAAAAGTTCACTATTTTTCTTTGCAAGTCCGCTTGTTGCTTCTTCTACTGCGGCTTTGATTTGCTCTGCAATGTTTTGTTCTTCTGACATATAACCCTCTGGGTTGTTGTTGACGGCTCTGCCATCGTTAATAAAAATTAAATTACATCTTTAATTGCTTCAATTGCGGTATCTTGTGGAATTTCACGGATATTTTCAACGTGTTCTGCTGCGCCAATAATATCACCATGTGAAATATCGTCAGCCGCTTGTGTTGCTTCATTAAGTGCTTTTTCTGCCGCGTGTTGAAGTGATTTTCCAATATTATCAAAAACTGACATGATATTTCCTTAAAGTTAGGGTGTGCCGTTGATGAAAGGTGTAACACCAACGACACTAGAGTGAACACATGGCGAGTGTCTAGCGCATTTATACAGCATACTCATTTACTTTTCAATTTTTTTTAATTGCTCAAGTGTATAGGTGTGACCGCTTTCGTCAACAAACCTGTCCAGCGGAGTTCCGTCACGAAACAATTTTGCGCGTTCTTGTCCAAGCACTTCATCTTGAAATGCTGCTGGTTTCTTTTTTAGCCATGATTGATATGTTTCAGTTTGCGCAACCTGCCCGTCCATACTTGCTCGTGTGCGTCCGCTTGGGTTTTTAAGTCCTAACGCTTGCCATGATTTTAATATCGGAACCATTGCCGACCTGCATCTAAAATGCGCAGGCGGTCTAATGCCAGTATCAAGCGGATAAACTTTTCCATCACGCGCTTGGCAAATTGAGCTTGTGCGCTGGTCTAACGTGCTTACCCATTGAACGCCTTTATACAAATCTGCGTTTGTTTGATAAAACTCATCACGCGCGGTATTGGTAGCGTGTGCCATTGCAGTTGATACCAATGCCTGCGTTTGTCGTTTGTTTAATGCCATCACGCCATCTGTATATTGCAGTGCTTTTGTGCCTGTTATGCGCTTAACCACGTCATTGTATGATTGTCCTTCAACTAAACCCATTCTCACCGCATCTTGTATGCGCGTGTAACTGTCTTGGTCTAGTTTATCAATCCATTCTTTGATTAGTTTGCCTTCAAGCGGTTTTGATTCTACCGCTGCAAATAATGTCACTGGTGCAACCGCTACCATATCCAGCACAATAGGCGTGGATTCATTAACGGCTTTAATTTGCCATTCCTGCTCATATTCTGCCGCATCGTGCATATTACTAATTAACTCTTTACCGGCTAACGTATAACCCTCATTTAAAATTGCTCGTACTGATTCTAATCGTGCGTCAATCTGTGGGATTGTCATTTGATTATCAAGGTCGAGCGTTTTTAATTGACGCACTAAATCCTTTTCAGTTTCACGCAATAAATCCATCACTTTTTTACTTGTTGACGAGTAATATCGTTGCAAGTAAATCGAGTGGGCAATGGTTTTATCGCGTAATTGCGTGTTAGCCGATTCTTCCATTATAGAAGTCCACCCGTTGCAGGTCTTGTTGCAATGCGTTCCATCTCATCATCAAAACTTGTGTCCTGCGCAATAATGTCACCTGCTACAAGGTTTTCAAATAATGTTTCATGGCTGATTGCGCCACTTTGCCAAGACTTGACCAAGCTATCCACGTCCTGAGCTGTCATTGAGTTAGGAATAAAATCACGGTTTAACTCAACCTTAACGTCACCCGTAATGTTTGACCAATCACGCAACCACTCCATAACGTGCGTTAATCCAACGCTAATAGATTGAGCTATTGACGCTAATACACTGTTTTCACTTGACCGGTGGATATTAGCCGTTTGCGCTGCTTCAGCCGCACGTTTTTCTGGTGCTAAAATACGCGCTCCCAGTGTTGCCATCATTGCCTCTTTTGAGCGCAACGCTTCACGCAATTCGCCCAAACCTTGACCAGTAAATTCAAGATAAAATGCTTTCGACTGTGGGTCTGGCAATAGCCATGCTGTGCCGCTACCAATGCGCAATGATGCGCTTTTATCGTCTGAATAATATCCAGTAACAACAGGTGTTGGCAATCCCGTAAAGTGCAAGCCGTGTTCATAATCGGCTGTTGTGCGGTAATGCGATAAGTTAACGTCAACAAGGTCAAGGAGTGGCGGTTTATCAACGCAGGGTGAATTGTCACGAACGCCAAAAAACTCAAAGGGGATTTTGTTAATCACGCGACCATTTATTTGTGGGAATATCTCCTCCACTAAAATAACCTCACCGCGCTTGTCTTTACGGAAAACACGTTGCCGATATGCACCATTGATTAAATCAAGAACGCGCCACTGCGGTTCACATTTAGACTCAAACTCATCAACTGCGATCTCGTTTTCTTCTTCAAGCACAACCAGCGTTAACTGTTCGACATTGTTAATGCGCCCTGTTTTCCAGTTAATGATTGATTCAGCGTCATACATTGTCGCGTAAGGTCTTGCTCCTTGTGCCTGTGCTTGTGCAAGTGTGACAGCGTTAACGATTGGTGGGTAATCGACAAGCACCCCACAACGACCAATGGTGATAACTTCTTCGGCTACAATTTCAGAGAATTGATGCAACGATAACCCGCCCATTGTCACGTCTGCAATAATGCTATCCATTGCCGCAGGTGCTTCAATCGTTTCGGGACGCATAAACAGCATGCCCGTTAAACCATCAATTGTGCGGGCTGTCGCGTTAAAATAAAGTGCGCGTTGTTTATATGCAAAATATTCTGCATCATTTTGACCGCTTAAACGTGGTAAATATTTCACGCCATATTCGTGTATCTCGTCTTGCCCTTCTGCTGCGTGTTCGCATCGTTCCCATATTTCATAATATTCGTGATATTCGCTGTGCTTTGTGTCTACTGACATTGTTATATTCCTACTACTTGTGCAAATTGAGGTCTATTATTCACTAATGGATAGCGATACGCAATGAAATAGCCAGCCGCATCGACAACGTGGTCAAGCCCGCCTTTTTTGTCTGGGTCGCCTGTCTTTACGTCATAGGCTTGTTTTTCTAATGATTCTACTAACATTGGGCAATATTGAACGTTAACAAAATATTTTCTTTCGCCTTGATTGTTAATCATTTTATTAAATGACAATATGCGATCTTTTATAAATGGATTTTTTGAATTAACCAATACATGCAACCCGTACGACCTCATAATGCTGTGGTCTGATTCGCTAGCGTTGTTTGATTTTCTAGCGTTTCCACTAGCGTCTGGATAAATCAATATGCGATGAGAAGGATATGTTTCTTTTAATATTCTGCAAAGCGTTGGCGTATCAAACACGCCAGTGAACTCAAAAACTGCGTGAGGAATATCACCGCGCAATACATGAATAACAGCAGACATGTTAGCGACATTGTAATCAACACCGCAATGCAGCACATCATCAGCCATAATTGTTTGATTGGTTGCATTAAGATTTCTGTCAAATTCATGGTAAACACTGCCTGCGTTAAGGTTTACAAAATTGCCATCAAGATATGCCGATAATTGAGATCCGCTGTATGTTGCCTGCAATTGCGCAATATAGCCATCGGGTAAATAAGGATTACTTGACGTGGGTGCTTTGATTAGCTCATAACCTTCGCGCTTTTCTTTGCCCCACATCTCATACATGAACCCAAATCCTTCAGGTGTTGATACAGCCGCGAGCGTGTTGGGCGAATTGTCTGGCTTGCGTTCTCTGATACGCCCAAGCATTTTAGTCCAAACGGTTCGCGCTTGGTCAATGCGTAGCGTATCGGCTTCATCTATTACTGCGTCAGATACTTCAAAACCAACTAAACGCTCTGGACTGTCTGCTGACCTAAAAATAATCTGTGAGCCATTGTCTAATTTGATAATAGCATCGGCTTTATTGAGATTATATTTAACACCCCATGAGTCTAATATTTCTTCAAAGCGCGGGAAAGCAATCAAACGAATAAGGTCATAAGTAGGCTCAACAAACCCAAACGATAAGCCTTTATACTTTAACGCCAGCAGTGCAATGCGAATCACAGCCGCTTGTGATTTTCCCGCGCCATATCCCGCCACCATTGCAGGGTGGATTGCTTCACTAAAGATAAAATCTTCTTGTGGTTCGGTGAGGTTAAGTTTGATTTTCTTGAGAATCATCTCTTGACGCGCGATTAACTGTAAATGAATATCCAGCCGTTACTGTTGATTCTGATTTGATTGAAAGCGGTAACACTTTACCAACCAGCGTTAAAAACGCATTAGGATTCTCTTCAGCCTGCCTTGCTAAATATTTCTGCCCTCCTGCGTCATCTAGTGCCCCTAGAATCATCTCTTTTAATTCTTTCGTAACTTTGTTAGGCATACCTTTTGGTCGTCCTAAACCCCTGTTTCCTGCCTTTTTTTCCATATTTCCCCCTATTTTACGGGATTTGTTAATTTATCGTTAATTATCATATTCCAAAAATTTAAATGATCTTTATACCATTCTTTTGCTATTTTTAAATTTTCTTTACAGACTTCAACCCAAAATTTTCTTGGCATTGTTTTTATCCATAAATCGAATGACTTGATATTTTCTAACTGATACTTTGCCTTTTGATAACATTTGTCTAAATTATGTTGTGAACCATTGGCGATGTTGGTTAATTTATG